TTTTTTACAAGACACACTCAAACTTTTTACGAACCATACTTGTTAACAACATATGATGATTTAATACAAGATGATAGAAATAATTTTGCGTTAGGTAAAACAAATAGACTTTATCTATATGTTTATGATGATGCAGGAGTACCTGCAAATTTAGACTCAAGCCCAACGGTAAATATTGAAGATAGTTCAGGTACTGTTCCATCAGGATTTAGTGCTCTAACAACTTGTCTGAAAACCAAAGGAGTTTATGAAGTAACAATTCCACCTATCACGGGATATAACACACCATGTTTATTTAGTGATGTATGGAACGATGTTTATTTAGACGGAGCATCTTTGGGAGTGATAACAAATACTTTCGCCATTAAACAATACGTAAACACAGTTACTGTGGGTTCTATGAGTAAAGACCCTGCAATATATGGTTTTGATTTTTACGGAATTAAACAAAGTGAAAAAATACTTGACACCGATATAAGAAAAGTTGGTGTTGTAATTAAAAGAGCGTATTCTGCGGCTGAGACCTTACAAAAAATCTCCGCACAATACCGAGTTTATGTTATGGAAGGAACTACCGAAGTGTTGGTACAAGATTGGTCAAACATAAACAGAACACCAAATGAATATTATTTCATATTTGACACTCAAGATAAAATACCTAACGAATATTTTATTGACATAAAAGTGAATAGTAGTGGAGATGTGAATACTTATAAGAAACAATTAAAATTCCAAATAGTGAACGCAAAATGAGAAAAATTATAAAATTAACAGAGTCTGAATTAAAAGAATTAGTAACAAGAGTTATAAGAGAAGGGGGTGACCCAAACTCAGAAAGATATATGTTCTTTTCAAATTTAGAACAAATGAAAAGACAATGTGATATGTTGTTAGATATGGACCAACAACAAATTGAGTCCATTTTGAGTAATGGACATGATTGGGCTCAAGACCATATTGCAGAAGCTAAAAACAACATGGACCAAGTCTTTGATTTTTTAATGAATGAAACAAAAGATTCTGATGGTGAAGAAATTGAAGACGAACAAATGATGGGGTCTATGATGGAAGGTAAAAAGAAGGCGGGAACCAAATTATGTGCTAGAGGAAAGTCCGCAGCAAAGTCAAAATTTGATGTTTACCCTTCGGCGTATGCCAATGGATATGCTGTTCAAGTCTGTAAGGGTAGAATGCCAGGTTTAGACGGAAAGAAAAAATGTTCGGGTACATATTGTTAATTTAATTTTTTTTCCATAATTTTGTCAAAACAAACGGTTATGGTTCAAAAGTTTCAACACAAATTCAAACGATTTATTCAAAAACAGGGTATTAAGATTCAAAAAATTTCTGACCCTACTAGATTAGTTAAAAGTCAACACGAAAGAGAATGTGTTGATATCTGTAGAAAATTAATACCATTAAAAGAAACTAAACTTTTAATCACACCGTTATCTGCAAAAAAATACATTAGAAATGACGAATTGGATATATACGTCATTATAGAAGGTAGACACGTTAATATAATCAATCACGTGTACAGTTATTCTATTGTAATGGAGGGTAAGGGTATGGAAATTATAATGGAAATGTTTAATAACGAACTTGAGTCAAGAAGACAAGATTTTGAAACAGAAATAACTTCAAATATTAAACATTCTCTAAAAACTATATCAAATAATATTAAGTAGTTTTTTGTTCTCTTAATACGGTTTTAATCAGTTCTCTAAGGGATTCATTTTTTGGTTTGTAAGATGTCATAACAGGTTTTTGACCTTTACCTGTTTGTGTATCTTTCTTTTCAGCCTTTCTTTTTTGTGCACACGCAGCTTTTTTTTGTGAATCACTCATTTTTGATGCAACACCTGCAGCTCTACATTTTGGATATCCTTTAGGGTCTGCGTCAGGTCTACCACACGGAGGATGTCCACCACCTTCTTTTTTTCTACATATATTTACCCAAGGTCCTTTTGGTTGTTTACTTCCTTTAGGTTTTTTCTTAGTCCCAAACCAAACACCCAAATCTTCTTTTATTGTGTGAACATCGTGAATATCAATTTCGTAACTACCGTCCTTACCTTTTTCCCATACACCAACTTCTTTTTCAATATTGTTTTTCATTGTTTTTTGTTTCTTCTTTTTATTAGACTCATGTGAAGATATTTTTTCATATGGTAACAATTCAGATTTTAACCATTTTTTTAGTCCTAATTCTATAGGACCCGAATAAGGTCCTGAAGTTAAACTTGTACTTGTTGCTTCGGAAATTTTTTTATTTTTTATAACAGGCTCCATTTCTTTTTTTGGTAAATTGGCCTGTTTATAAATAGATTTAGGAGTTCCTGCGAGTGGATTTCCCATAGGACTATATCCGTTAAATGGATTACCTTCTTCATCGTTTTGACTGAAGAATTTTTCGGCTCTTTTTGATTGTTTTTCCGCCTTCTTTTCTAATTTAGAAATTTCTTCTTTTGTGTAATCATCCATGTGTCCATCGTAACTATCGTAAGCTAATTGAGCACTCAAATAATCTGAAACAGGTATAGTAAAAGCACCCATATCTGAGTTTTTCCATATTTTAGCCGCCAAAGTTATTGGGTTTTTATAATGACCACTACCGGCTGCGGATGTTGCCTCATTAATTGATTTATTTTCCATTTTTTACTATACTAATAAATATCTCTTTATGGACAATAAAAAATCACTCGGAACCATTTTTGACACAATTACTTTTAACTCATCATCTCAACTTGATAATTTGATTGATAACATGGACGATGCTCAAATTAAATTTTTAACAACCAAGGCATTAGAATCGGCTTTTAATAGAGGTGCCTACACACTAATTGAATGTGAAATTATTTCAAAAATAATACGTAAAACGTCATACGATGTTATAATGGATTCACAAATGTAGTTAAATAAAAAAGGGTCCTGATTTAGGACCCTTTTTTTATCTACGTTGAGATTGATTATCTCAATTCTCTCAAGTCAAATGTTCTTACGCCATCAACTGTGATTCTACCATAGAAACGGTTGTTAACCATTTTCTTAGCGTATCTTGTCATGATACCCTTGATAGGTGTAAAGTTGAATGGGTTATACATTGTTGGTGTTAATTGTAGAGGTACGTACGGTGCGTAGATGTAACCTGTGTCTAACAAAGAAGTTCCTTTGTGACCCAACAACACTTGGTTAGCTGGGAAGTAAGGGTCTCTGTAAACTTGGTATCTACCTGACAAAGTACCTACTCTTTCAATACCCATGTTATACTGGTCCTGTTCAGGAGCCGCATTTGATACGTGGAAGTACTCCAAGTCATCAAAGATAGCACTGATTTCAGATGATACAACAATCCAGTTAGCTCCACCTCTCAAAGTTGATTTGTGAATTTGAGCTGATACTTGGTTAATTGCTGTAATCAAAGTTTGGTTCCAGTCTTTTTGAGTGTATGATGTAGTTTGAGCTAGTCTCTTCCATCCGTTGTAATCCCATCTCAAGTTCCAAGCCGCACCTTTTCTCAAATCTCTCAAGATTTCTCTATCAATTTCTGCTGCGATTTGTTCTGACAACAAAGCTGTCAATTCAGCTTCAGCGTCAATGTTATGGAATGCCGCAACGTCCTGTGCTAATTCAGGAGACCATTGTGCTCTCAATTTTCTTTCAGTTACAGAAACTGTTACAGATTCCAAATCAAAAGAAACTTCACCAATTTTATCTTCAAATTCCAATTCTTCGTATCTTCTGAAAATACCAAAGAATGCTTCTGAAGTATTTAAACCATCATTACCTGTAGTGTAACCTGAGTAACCGTCCAAACTGTTAGTTGCACAATCAATACATACTGGTTGTTGTAAATCAACTTCCAAAATGATTTCTCCGTTAGTGTTACAAGTGTCATAGTATGAACCACCATTACCAGTACTTGGCCAAGTAGTTTGAGTGTTTGAACCGTAATTTACGATACCTTTACCGTAGATTTGAGTAACAACTCTAAACAACAATGGTTGTGAAATACCAGGAGCGTCGCTCATAGTTAAACCTGACAATGCGCCAGTACCTGATGCACCTGCAGAAGCCAAAGTTCTAATCTGAAGGTCAGACAAGAATTCTTCAGTATCCATTTCGTTACCGTTTGGTCCGATAAGTTTACCAGCACCGCTGTTAGCGAAACCTTTCATTTTGATGATTACTTTTCTGTATTCAGTGTTTGCGCTCAATCCCCAATCTACCAAAGTACTACCAACCCATCTCTGAACAAAAGTTGTTGCAGTGATAGCTGACCATCTACCTTTAGAGTAGTCAAATAAACCTGGAGGGTCTAATTGAGCTTCGTTACCTTCGTAGAACAAATCGTAAAGATTCTTTCTGTAGATAGGGTTGTAGTCACCTGCACCTGCTGGAACGTTAGTGTAACCATTGTTTGGGTCACCTGGGTAGTTACCTGGTGAACCTACAGGTGCGTAGTGAGTTCCTGATGAATCACCATAACCTGCTGCGTTCAATGAACCACCAGAGTAACCTTGAATTTTAGGTACGAAGTAGAACAATTTACCGATAGGTAAGTTCATAGCTTGTACAGATACGATGTCGTTAGCCAACAATTTAGAGAATACTCTTCTCACGATTGGGAATACAACTGTCTCGAATGAACCTGAGTCAGTAGTAGACGCCGCTTCGTTGATTAAGTGAGACGCTTGGTTCTCATACAACTGTGCAACGTTCTCCTTCAAGTGACCTTTAAGTCCTTCTAAGAAACCTAGTTTATCCCATTTGTTAATAGTGTCTTCTTTGATAACTTTAAGGTGCTTAAGACCAATGTTACCTACTAGACCTGATTCTAATAATGCTCCCATTTTATTTTTATTTGTTTTTTATTTTTAGTTTATTTATTTTTATAATTTACCCATTAAATCTTTCATTCTTAAGAATTGAGGATTTTCGTAAGTTTTTGACTCAATCAAATTAGTTGCTGAGCCGGTTGAAGCTGTTTTATCTATTCTTCTTTCAATAGATTCAGTTACAACTTTGTTAGAATCTTGTGATAATTCGTTTTTAATTGAGTTGTAAAGAGATTTTGACTCTTTCAATGACTCAACATCATCAAATCTTCTCAAGATGTTAATTTTTTCTGGTTTTGATGTAGAATGTTCAGTAAACAATCTAGTAGCGTATGCCAAGTTTGAATTGAATACCGCAACTTCATTAAGTTTTTCTCTGAAAACATTCAAAGCTTTTCTGTACTCTTCGTTCTTTTCTTTAAGAACTTCAACTTCTTGCTTTAACAATTCGTTTTCATAAACGTAATTTCTGTTGTTAGTGATACCTTTTCTTAAACCACGACCTTCTTTAGAACCATTACCATATGTTCTAGCCGCCTCTTTGTATTCAAATTTCTTTTGACCTGGTTTCATACCAACACCTTTTGGTGTTTTGATAAATGAACCCTCTTTGGTTTCAGATTTTTTAACATTAGAGATTCCTTTTTCAGGTAATGTTTCTTTTTTAAATCCATCAACTTTAGTTTGTTTTGTTGGTTTTACAGGTTTTGACATGTAATTACCTTCTTTTGATTCTGCTTTTTTCAAACCTTTAGTTGCTGATTTAGCCGTTTTATTTTCTTTAGCTTCGCCCTTATTCTTCATTTTACCCATTACAGGTTTAATCATGTATTTTTTTGATTCATTCACAGATTCATCTACTTCTTCGTAATCTTCTTCGTCGTCTTCTCCATCCTCATCATCATCTTCATCATCTTCGTCGTCTTCGTCGTCTTCAGATTCGTAGATTTCTTCGTCCATAGATTCATCCATTTCTTCGTCCATAGATTCATCCATTTCTTCGTCCATAGATTCATACATTTCTTCATCCATTTCTTCATCCATAGTGATTTCATAAACCACTTCGTCTGAATCGTCCATAGATTCATCCATTTCTTCATCCATTTCTTCGTCCATAGATTCATTCCACTCCTCGTACATTTCTTCGTCCATTTCTTCGTTCATATCTTCTTCCATTTCTTCGTTCATTTTTAGGATGTATTCAACATC